AAAAAAATAGAAGCTCTTTTACAGAGCTTCTAAGATTTCCATGATTTCGGCAGGAGTGTAAGCCTTGCCAGTCCAGTTTTTGCGGTTCGGTTCTTCATCGTCAAAGAGAATTCCGGCGGGGAAGTTGCCAGCATAGGCTTCGCCAGAATGTAGGGAGCAACATTTTCCATTCTCAAATCTTCGAGCCAATTTTCCACGCTATAGAAATCAGCAATTGTTCCATCCATGTCGAAGTAGATAGCTTTCATTGTTGTTCACTCCTTTGTTCTTTCTGGTTACATTATACCACAAAAATTAAATTTGTCAAGTGCTTTTTAAAAAATATTTATTCATTTTTATGAATAAATATTTGGTGGATACATAAGATACATTGTCTATGCATAAATATTAGGAAAGATTGAATTTTATTCATTCCATTTACAATAAATAGAAAAATGCTAAAAGGTTCTTTTATTTATAAATCGGGTGGATAATTCAAATTATCCACCCGATGAAATAATATTTTATATTTATAAAGGGCGTAAGCGTTGAAGGGGTACTTAGATTTTTCTCCATGACATTTTTTTATTTTTGCGGCAATGCTTTTTTATATTATTTATCAGATAGAAATACGGGGGCTGGTATTATGGGAAAAAATTATTTTATATTCAATATTTTATTTTAGTCTGGCACCTTCCCGCACCAAAAATTCTAAAAATTCAATCCATCAATTCTTTCGGCACCTCTAATCCCATCTCTTCCAATACCTCTCTAGCCACTCTCTTCCTATCTCCCTCTTCTCTCACTTTTCGCATTCCTAACCATCCATCTACGAATGCTAATTCCAATTCATCATTTTCTTTAATCCCCATTTTATCTCTTACACTCTTAGGAATCACAATCCTCCCAAGACTATCCACTTTCCGCAACAAATTTAACTTATCAACCATGTAAATTCATCTCCTTCTCTAACAATATTAGTATTTTCTATATCCAAAACGCGCACATCATCCCATCCTGGTATATATACCTACAATTCAATAATCCCTTCCTCGGCCTTTGAAATATCCCACATACTATATAAACTTTCATTAATACTTGGACCAACCAATAGGCGCAAATCAATTCCCTTATATATTTTTACTCTCCTTTGCCGAAAAGCGCCAATAAACATTATGGCTATTAGCGTCGTCAAAATTCCTAACCAAAACATTTTTATCACTTCCTTTTCTTATCAATATTATAACAAAAAATTTCCAATCTGTCAACTTTGGGCAAAACTTGACAAATGAAAAAAATTTTTGTACAATATACATAGAAAGAACTGGAGGTGAAGTCTTATAATAAGATTAGATTATTCCTTAGAAACTCCAGAAGAAAGAAGCAAATTAGTCGCAGAAATAATTGCGGACCTTGAAGCCCATGACCAAACTCCAAGCGCGCAATATCTTGAATCATTAGCAGACTATTTGATTCTTGGTGTGGAGAAACAAGAAAAGCGCCAAAAGGCTATCCTAACAGATAATCGCTTTGTAACAATTAATAAGCGCGAAACTTCTTTTGAAGGTCTTGTTTCCCAATTAGAGAATGGCGAAAATGGCATTTATAATATGATTACCGAAAATAGACACGTAATTTTTCAACCAAAAGTAACGATAACAAAACAAGATTTAGAAGATATACCAGCACTGCGGCAATTGCGCGATTCAATAGATTATTGGGAAAAAAGAATTAAAACTTCAGCAGGAAAAGAAGCATATACCATAAAGCGCACATTAATTGATTTGCGCAAAGACCAATATATTATTAAAAATTCTTACAGAGGTCCAATAGTCCCAAATAAAATTACTCGTTCGCCATTTTCTCTTCCAATAGAAGAGAACTTTATGGGATTTAGCGAAAAAGGTACTCCCCTTTTTAAAGGAGTATCATTAACCGATCCAAAAACTTGTTCAGCAATATTATGTAATTATTCCGCATTAAAACAAGATTCTTGGGACCAATTCAATGGTGACATTTGGTATCTTATGCAAGATTTTGACACATGCTGCGATTAGGCTCTGCGGTCAAACGCTTTATACGAGCGCATAGCCGAATGTAAAATAGATGGTTTATCTAGTTAGGAAATTTAGGCTATTATAAAGAAAGAATTTAATAAAGATTATACAACAGAAACAATTTCTCAAATTTGGCGGCATAAAATACCAAAAGAAATAGCCAGTGCCGCCGAAGATAATTGGCTCTATTGGTATTATACGCATCATGGTAACATCGAAGAAAATTTTAAAACATGTAATCGTTGCGGTCAAACCAAAATACGCCATCCCAAATATTTTACTGTTAATCGCACAAGCAAAGACGGCTTCTACAGTTTATGTAAGGAATGCCGTAGAAGAAAATATTTAAAACGGTAGGAGGGGGATGAAAATAATGGGAAATCCTGAAATGGCCTATTGCGAAAAATGTTAGCGTACATTGGCCCGTAAAAATTTTTATGTCTCACGTAATTTAGAAAAGTATCCACAAGGCGTGCTGCGGCAATGTAAGAAATGTATTTCTATGCATGTGGATAATTGGAATCCAGATACTTATTTATGGATTTTACAAGAATGTGATGTCCCATACATTCCAACAGAATGGAACTCTCTTTTGGCGAAATATGCAAAAGATCCTGAAAAGATGAGCCCTATGACAATCTTGGGGCGCTATCTTTCTAAGATGAATCTTAAAAATTATCTTAAATTCCATTGGGCTGATACTGAATTTTGCCAATAGATGACAGATGCAAAAGTGCGTTCTGCAATGGAAAAATAGGGTTATTCTGAAGCGGAAATAGCGCAAGAGATAGAAAAAGGAAAAATAGAAATTCCTGAAAAAATAGACATTCCTGTTTATGATGATGCCGCAGCAGTTGGCACTGAGATCCCACAACCACCTGTCGCGCAAGATACAATTCCAGAAATCAATTATGATTTAACAGATGAACAAAAACGCTATTTTACTCTTAAATGGGGCAAATTATATAAGCCAAGTGAATGGATTTGGATGGAAAAAATGTATGAGGAAATGATGCATTCTTATGATATTCAAACCGCTGGGCATATAGACACATTAAAATTATTATGTAAAACATCTTTGAAAGCTAATCAATTAATTGATATTGGGGATAAACCTTAATCTATGTTCCCATAAAACTCTCTTAATTGCTGGAAACTCTTGAAGCTTTATAAACTACATAATAATCTCTTATAGAGATAGGTTAGAATTGTTTGAAAATTATAAAGTATAAGACAACCAGCAGCTAAATTTATTTGGAAAGGAAAATAAAAATGTATAAACAATATAAACAAACACCTTATATTATATATGATGATGGTAGGTGTTATAGTAATTTATCTAATAAATTTTTATCACCAAAAACAACAGTTAAATACCCTACTTATCATTTGCAAATAAATGGAAAATCAAAAACCGTAATGATACATAGAATGGTTGCCGAAACATTTATACCAAATCCAGAGAATAAATCAATTGTAAATCATAAAGATGGAGACACCCATAATTACCATGTTAGTAATTTAGAATGGGTTACTAGCTCAGAAAATTCTAAGCATGCATATGATACTGGCCTTATAATAAAAAGTAATCAAATGGTTAATAAATATATTGCCGATTTAGACGGAGAAGTTTGGAAAGAAATTAAAAATTATCCGCTTTATTTAATATCTTCTTTTGGGCGTGTGATGAATAAAAGAACAAAAAGACTATTAAAGCAACATAAAAATAATGTAGGCGGGTATCTACGTATTAATTTATGGAAAAATGGTAAAGGGAAAACTCTTAGAGTACATCAATTGGTATATACTACTTTTTTTGAAGATGATAATTTAAAAGGTTTTGTTATAAATCATATTGATGGCAATAAAAATAATAATAATATAAATAATTTAGAAAAAGTTAGTTATTAGATAAATAATTTACATGCTGTTTATACAATACAAACAAATAAAATTAATAAACCAGTAATTCAATTAGACAAAAGTAAAAATTTTATAGCTGAGTATGTTTCTATTGCTGAAGCAACTCGCCAAACCAACATATCTAATATTAGCAGAGCTATAAAGAAATAGGGATAGGCTGGTGGATTTTATTGGGTTTTCAAATAAATAAGTTCAACGACTAGGTTATAAACCGTAAGATTCAAGCGGATCTGAAATGGAGAGCATTCTTTTTATTTTTAAAAATGTAAAAGGATGAAGATATAGTCTGACCTTTATTGAAAAATAAAGAAAGGGTGTAGCGAGCCCTTGTAACAAAATGGTAGAAGGCTTCCAAAAGATGTAGAAAGCTTATGATACGCTCATGAAAAGTGGCCGATTTACGGCAGCTCAAAACAAAGAAGCCACCGGTGAATTTGTTGACTCTATTGGAGAGATTGTAGCCTTATGTGAGAAAGAAGGATTCATTCCAAGATATTATGTATCATAGCCGCAAGACTAGGTAGATTATACAATTAAAGATATGTAGCGTTATACTAGAACATTGGTAACTGAAGAAATGCACCTTGGCGATTTAATTGAACAAGCAATTAAGAACAATGAAAAAGAAGATGCGGAAAAAGATTTAGACTTAATTGAGCTTGATGAAGATAGTGATATTGATAATATTGAACGGTCTTTACGAGATAAAGACTTTGAAGATTATCAAGAGTTCTTAGAAAAAGATGCGCTATTAGATGAAATTAAGGAGGATGAATAAATATGGATTTAAAAGATTTATTAGGTCCTTCTGAAATGACAACTAAGTTAGGTATATCTGAAGAGCGTCTTAGAGCAGTATTGCCCCATTTGCGCAATTATGTAGCCTTTTGGAGACAATACCCTGACTTATTTGTAGACTTTCTCGTGAGAGGGTCTAAAACAGAAGCAAAAGAAGGAGAATTTAAATTTTATTATTATTAGCGCGTCTTTTTGCGATGCGTAATGAGATACTAGTATGTGTATGCGGTCTTCCCTCGTGCGTAAATTTTTGCGCCAACATTTTTAAAAAATTGGACAAACCTCTTTAATTGCAAAGATTCTAATTTTATAAAATTCAATATAAAAATGAAAATTTGCAGGTAATTATTTATCAAATTTAAGCATGATAAATAAAACTTCAACGACTATCCTGAAATAGCTCCCGAGGGTAAATAAATAGGGGCAATAGGAGTAGGGCCCAAGCTAATGGGGTTGGTGAAAATCCATTAAATCGAAATGGGAGGTTCTTAATGGAAATTGAGAAGTGACATAGTCTATTCTTATAGGAAACTATAAGCAGTTCATAAGAGAACGCAGTAGATTTTGCGCATCTATTGGAATATCAAGATAGCAAATCCTTTTTGACCGTTATGGCCTTGATGTGTTGTTGCGTCCTATACCCTAGATCAAAACTATTTGTTACATCTGGAGGTAAGCAACAGGCATCTGATATTTTAAGCTCAAAAGTTAAAGAAATATGTACTCTTATTCCTGCCTTTGAACGTGAAATAGACTGGCGCCGTGGTAAGACACAAGAGCAAAAAGATCATTGCAAGTATGTATTTAAAAATGGTAGTGAGTTAGATAATTTGGCAGCTCGTGAAAGCACTAGAGGGCAAAGACGCCATGGTGGTGCAGTAGAAGAATGTGCTGGTGTAGATGATAAAATTTTGCGAGAAGTCATTATTCCTACTATGGCGGTTAGCCGTCGATGTTTAGATGGAAGTACACATAAAGAAGAACCTTTAAATAAAAAATAGGTATTTATCACTACTGCTGGATATAAAAATACATATCCTTATGATAGATTAATCGGCTTTTTAGTACGTATGTTAATGCAACCAGATAGATGTATTGTCCTTGGAGGTACTTGGAGACTTCCTGTAAAAGTTGGTTTACAAGATTCAACTTTTATTCAAGATCAGAAGGATGAGGGCACGTTTAATGAGGCGTCATTTGAAAGAGAATTTGAGTCTAGATGGACTGGTGACGTTGAAAGCGCTTTCTTTAATGCGGAAGCCTTTGAGCGCAATAGAGTCCTTAATTAGCCCGAAAGAGAACATTCTGGGCGTTTAAGCAAATCATAGTATTACATTCTTTCAGTTGACGTTGGTAGAAAGAGCGATAATACTGTTGTTTGTGTAATTAAAGTGAGCCCTTCATTGCAAGGAGCTTCATTAAAATAGCTAGTTTATATTTATAGTTTTACCGCAGAACATTTTGAAGACCAGGCTATATTTATAAAAAAATTATACTATAAATACTAGGCGCGCAGAATCGTTATTGATGGAGCTGGCGCTGGCGTTGGTTTAGTTGATTTTTTAACTAAGCCGCAAATAAATCTTGAAACTAATGAAACTTATCCAGATTTTGGCGTCTATGGCGGTACACAAGAGAATGCGGCCGCGGAATATAAAAAATATCGTTCACCATTATGCGAACAAGATGCTTTATATATTATGAAGGCCAATGGTCCTATTAATACAGAAGCTCATACCATACTTTAGACTTAGATGGGCTCTGGGAAAATTAAATTTTTAATAGATGAAAGAACCGCTAAAGCAAAATTAATGGGTACTAAAGTTGGTTAGAACATGACTAGCGAACAGAGGACAGAATACTTAAATCCATTTGTCTTAACTTCTATATTAAAAGAGGAACTAATTAACCTTCGTGAAGAAAATGAAGGTGTAGATATTAGATTAAAATAGGCTAATAAAAATATTAAAAAAGATAAGGTATCTGCCCTAGAATATGGTATATATTATATTACAAAAGAAGAAGATAATGGCAAAAAGAAAAAGCGTTTCAATGCAGCAGATTGGGCTTTCTTTAATTGATTGGAGGAGAATATAAATGTTAGCTAGTCGTGGAGAAATAAAAATACATGAAATTTTAGAATAGGCAAATTTAAATTTTATAGAAGAGTATACTATTGAAGGATTAAATAGCTCAAATGGAAGACCTTTGCGCTTTGATTTTGCTATTTTTGATGATGATGGTAATTTAGATTTTTTAATTGAATACCAAGGTAAATAGCATTATGAGCCTAGCCCTAAATATGGTGGCAAAAAAGGTCTTTTCTAGCAATAGTTTAATGATAATAAAAAAAGACGTTTTTGCGCATTACATGATATAAAATTAATAGAAATTCCATATACTGAAGAAGCTCTTATTTCCTATGATTATATTATGAATCGGGCCGGCTATTGATAAATAAGGTAGGTGATTTTTTTGGAAGATAGACAAAAAGAAATCCATGAGAAAGGCTTTGATATGGGTTCAGGTCCAATTTTAGATTATGGCGGTATTAAAATAGGACCTAAATATTTTGAAAATACAGCTTTAGTAATGGATACTTTATATACTCCCAATAGACATAGTTTTTATACGAAGAATGAGGTTATTAGAGCTTTAGCGGAAGGCAATATCCCATTGTTAAGAAAAATGTCTAACCATTTTTATAATACTAGCGGTTTATACCGCAATATGTGTCATTATTATGCATTTATGTATAGATACGATTGGTATGTAGCTTCAGAAATTTTAGATAAAGGTGTAAATGTTGAAAAGGTTGAAAAAGATTTTTATAAATTATTAAATTATCTTGACAATTCTTAGATTAAACGTTTATGCGGCGAGATTGCGCTTAAGGTTATTCGAGAGGGTGCATATTATGCATATATTATCCCTTCTACAGATCAGCTTATTCTCCAAGAGCTTCCAGCAGATTATTGCCGCACAAGATTTACAGCAGGGCTTTAGCCGATCGTTGAATTTAATTTCCGCTATTTCGATACAGCATTCCCAACAACTGAGTATAGGAATAAGATTTTAAAAATGTTACCCGCAGAGTTCTGGAAAGCATATAATTTATATAAAAAGAATAAACTAAAGAATGACCCATGGAGTGTCACAGATGGTTGGTATCCTTTGACTCCTGGCAGTACAATTAGATTTTCAATGTATAATAATTTAGAGATTCCATTTTTTGCAAATGTAATTCCTAGTATTATGGATCTTGATGCGGCCCAAGACCTAGACCGCCGTAAGCAAATGCAAAAATTGTTAAAAATTTTAATTTAGAAATTGCCTCTTGATAAAAATGATGATTTAGTGTTTGACGTTGATGAAGCTAGAGAAATCCATAAAAATGCTGTTTAGATGCTTAAGAACGCTATTGGCGTTGATGTTCTTACTACTTTTGCAGAAGTTAAAGTGGAAGATATGTCAGATTCTAATACAACAACTACATCAGATGATTTAAAAAAAGTTGAACGTACTGTTTATAATGGATTTGGTTCTTCTTCAAATATTTTTAATGCAGAAGGAAATTTAGCGCTGAGTAATTCTATTTTACAAGATGAATCAAGTATGCGGAATTTATTATTATAGTTTAATGCATTTTTTACGAGAGTTACAGAAGCTTTTTCTGTTAATCGTAAAAAATATAATTTTAAATTATATATGTTAGAAACCACACAGTATAACTATAAAGAATTATCTAAAATGTATAAAGAATAGGCTACAATGGGCAACTCTAAAATGTTACCGCAAATTGCATTAGGGCAATCATAGAGCTTTATTCTACATAGCGCATACTTTGAGAACGAAGTACTTGATTTGCCGTCCTTGATGATTCCGCCTATTATGAGCTCAACGCTTAGTGGCTCAGAAATTTTGGCCAGAAAAGACCAAAGAAATAGTGCTAAAAATCAAAATATATCAGAGGAAGAAAATACTGGTGGACGCCCAGAAAAACCAGATACAGAAAAAAGCGATAAAACATTGGCAAATAAAGAATCTATGAGTTGAGGAGGTTAAAGAATGCCTAGACATATTAGTGAGCCTATTGGAGGCTCTGTTGAATTAATTGATATTGCTCCTTCAATGCATAGTCCTTTAATTAGTAAATGTGTAATTAAAGTATGTTATGTTAGTGATGAGCCTAATCGTAATCGTACTGTTATTACTAAAGAAACTGCAAGAAAAATAGCTCCTTCATTAAGAGGGGCTATTATTGCTGGCTATTTTAATGAAGAAACAGAAGACTTTGAAGGACACAATCGCAAATTTGAGGGATTTAAAGACGGAGAGCCTGTTTTTTCAAGTAATACTCGGCCTTATGGTTTTGTTGATCTTAACGCAAAAGTATGGTTTTAGCGCTTTATGGATGATGGAATAAATGACCGTACTTATTTATGCACTGAAGGATGGTTATGGACTAGTGCGTATCCAGAAGCCAAATTGGCATTAGAGAATGATGGGAAAGGTTAGTCAATGGAATTTGATGAAGAGACCCTTGACGTCCAGAGGGCAAAAAATAATAATAGTGGTTTTCAATTTTTCATTATAAATGAAGCAATAATAGAAAAACTTGTTCTCTTAGGTGAAGATTATGAACCATGCTTTGAAGGTTCCAGTATTACTGGAGCTGCAACTCAATTTACTTTAAAAGAAGATTTTAAAGAAAAAGTAATATATATGCTAGATAACATAAAAGAATTACTTGAAGAAGGAGGAAAGAATATGGAGCAAAATACCACTCCTGAAACCGTCATTGAAGAAGTAATCTTAGATTCTGAGACTTCTGCTGAAGAATATAAAAAGCAAGAAGAAAAAGAAGAAGAAACTCAGGAAGAGGAAAAAGAAGCTTCTACAGAAGAAAATAAATCTGCTGATAAAGAAGACAATGACGAAGATGAAAAGAAAAAGAAGGATTATAGTTTAGAATATACTCAACTCCAAGAGAACTATAATACTCTTTTAAATAATTATTCTGCTCTTGAAGCAGAAAAAGCTACTTTAGAGAATGAATTAGCTAACCTGCGGGAATTTAAGAAAATTACTGACCGCAAGGTTAAGCAAGAAATGATTAATAGTTTCTCAATGTTAGCTGATACAGATAAAGAAGATGTAATTAAAAATATTGATAATTATACTCTTGACGAAATTGAATCTAAATTATCTGTAATTTGTGTGCGGAATAAGGTAAGCTTCTCCG